AATAGTCGCTGTTTTTTTACAAAGGGGTATGTTTTAGTTTTAAAAACGCCAACTAAGATAACCAGAAACGAAACCAGTTTGCACAGTATAAGTCAGGCGGCTATACAATTCCAAGGGGGGTATAATATGTATTATAGTAATGGGGTGAAACTAGAAAAAAAGGTCTGGGAGTCGATTAAAAACAAAACCTATACCCTCATACAGTACAGCACAGAAAACAACGAAGAAAAAAAGAGCGCCATAATAATGATGATTGAAGAATGTTACGGGCCATCTTATTTACTTGAATTTTTAGGAGCGAAAAAAATAGATACTTACATTAATAAAAAAGATAGTAAGTATTTAGAGGGAACGACAGGGAGCGAACAAATAGGCGTTTATACCCTTTTTGCTACTGAAAAAATGAAGTATGTTCGTTGTTTTTGTCCCTCAACAGATAGGGTTTTTCACTTAGAAGTTGAGCCACATTACAACGATGCAAAAAATGCAATTGCTTCGCTTCTTAGAATCCCAACCAAGCTAAAAAGTCACATTAAATCAATTCGCCGACAAGGTGAAAGGTTTTCAATTGTTTGGACAATCGAAGGAAAGGAAATAAAAAACACATTAAAAGAAAGTGATTGGCAGGATTTAAAACCAGTCAGAGGAAAAGAATATTTTGAATTAATGGAGTACGAATATTAATATTTAATCATAATAAAATTTTTAAAATGAATACAGTATTAACCGTAAACGTAGCACCAACAAGCGAAGCAGGACATTTTGTAAAAGGAGCAACTAAAGTCGTTATGTTAGATGAAATTAACGAAACTTTCGACATTAAAGGCACTAGTGTCTTAGAAACAAAAAAACATACAACTTTAGTAATGGAAGAAGATTGCACTATTTTTTGCCAGGTAGTTTATAACAGTAAACTAAAGCGATTAGAAAAGGCTAGAGATTAACCCCTACCCTCTTTACTTGTAATTAAGTAAAGAGGGTTTTTGATACTTAAAAAAAATGACGCATGGAAATAAGCAGGGTATTGCAACTGGTCCACGACCGAACAGGCAAAATAATAAAAAAATCAGACATTGGTTTAATTCAGTACAGGATAAGATGGAAAGGTAAAACGGTTTATATCTCAACAGGAATCCATGTAAAAAAAAATCAATGGGATAAAAGAACCCAAACCATCACAAAACATACTGAGGCAGACGAACTGAACGCAAGGTTTATCCAGAAGCGCAGGGAATTAAAAACCTATTTATATGATGATGACAACCGAAGTATTGAGCAGGTGAAAAACTTTGTAAAGGGTCACACTTCCAGACTAGCAGATTATTTAGACAATTACCTATCTTCTATTAAGAATAAAAGAGCAGCATCAACCGTAACAAATTACGATATTACAATTAGGAAAATAAAAAAATGGAGACCAGGAGCGACTTTGAAAGAAGTTGACCGAACATTTGTAAAAGCATTTGAAAAGCATTTATTTAGCCTAACAGCAGAAAAAAAGACCACTACCCTATCAAGGGGGACCATTAGCCGAATTATGTCAGAGTTTAAAACTATGATTACTGAGGCAGTAGAAGATGAATTGATAGAAAAAGACCCCTTTAGGAAATACGACAAAATCAAGATTAAGAATAAGGACAGGAAGAAAGCCCCCCTGTTGACTGACATGGATATTGAAAGACTAGAAAAGTTAATCTTAGTTGAAGAAAATGAAAAGCTGGAAAAATTCAAAGAGGTTTTTTTATTTTCCTGTTTTACTTTCCTACCTTTTGCAGACCTCAAATCTTTAAGGGTTTCACATGTATCAAAAAAAATAGAAGAGTTCAAAGGAACTGAACAGCAGGTTATAAGGATAAGAAAAACAAGGGTAAAAAGTGACCGATTTGGGAAAGAATTTTTTCTGCCACTCACTAAAATGCCAACAGGACCAAAAGCAATTCCTATCCTACTAAAACACATGAAGGGAAAAAGCAGCACAGCATTAATTTTCCCTTTTGTCAGTCACCTAGAAACCTATCACAGGGCATTAAGGAAAATAGCAATAAAGGCAGGGGTTTCAGTAGTGCCTACCTCACATTCAGGCAGACAATATTGTAGCAAATGGTATAAGCACTATACCAGACTGACAAACGATGAAATAGGCAAAATGAGTTGTCAAAGCTCCAAGGTAGTTGCTACCTATGCAGGGAATGAAAACAACAGATTAGAATATGCTTTAGAACAAATGTAGATGATTACTTAATTAATCCTTTGATTTGTTCTTACATAAGCCATTTATTAAGTGACCAGGTATGTTTTCAAAATACTGATAAGCCCCCCTTTATTTTTGAAGCGTTAATAGATATATATACCCTTAAATTTATTATTAGTATTGACAATGAGAGGTTACTAATTGAGTTAAACGGAAAACCAGAAATAAAAATGAATTTAAAGGGGTTTCATAACATACAATTAATTGGGGTATCTCAAAGCACAGTACACAATAGTTTTTTTTTACGTGCGCACACATACAAAGTATCTACACACGAATTGTGCTTATATCTCAATAGTTGAACAAAATATAGAAAATACTTTAAATGAAAATAACAGAAAATTGTAAGCCTATGACATTTGAGCAGTTAGCTAAATATGAAGCTCAAAAAAAGGAAAACGAAAGGATTTTAAAAAAGTTAAGAGGTAGTTTAAAAGAAGGTATGCACACTTATACTTTAGAGGGTTATACATACACTATTTGGGGTTGGCATAGTTTTTATAACTGGAAAGAATATCTAATTTGTGGAAAAGAAAAAACTGAATCAAAAAATGAAAATCTGGAAAAACTATAAAACAAAGGCAGCTTTCCTGCCAATGGCAAAAACTCGCAACTGCTTTATGGTTTGTTTTCATTGTGAAAGGTTATGGCAGCGAATACAAACCGAATGGGTTCACATGATAACCACCGAAAAAGGTAAAAATTTCTTTGTTTGTGATGGTTGCAGGGATAAAATTAATAACGAACAAAAATAAAAACTATGTCAAAAATTCAAGATGTAAACTTTCCAACTATCACTACCCTATTAGTTGAGGTAAAGGCGCTAAGAATAGGAAAAAAGCAATGTACTATATCAGTTTTTAAACAATTAGAAAGCCTTTATTTTAGTAAAGATACTATAGTTGATAAGATGGAAGTTTGGGGCTATGTAAAATATAAAGAGGATGACTATTATATTATTTCCCTTGACGGTAGCTTACATAAAATAATTGACGATAAGATAGATAGGCACTATATAGAACGGGCTGAATTTATTAAAAGGTCAATTGAATTTCATAAAAGTAAATTTTACGCTGCTATTGAGCAATATATAAAAAAAGAATCAAGCGCAGAATATTTAAGCGACCTAGAAAACGACTATGAAAATATTGTCAGGGCAGTAGCTAATAGGTTAGGTTATGAAATAGGGGCTAGTGTCCATCAAATGGAGATAACCGCAAACAATGCAGATTCTATAAAAAAATTATCAGAACTTAGTCTACAATGGGAAAAAGACGCAATTGACAAATATTTAAAAAGGTTGCCCCTTCAGGAATTTATTGAAAAATGCCAAGATTCAGAACAGCTTTTTATTGCAGTTTAAAATAAACACCCCCTACCCTATCCAAACAATAAATTTGACTAACAACCAACTTTAAACTATTTTTGTTAGTATGAAACGACCTATTGAAGTACAAGAAATTGAATTTTATAAATAATAATTATGGAAAATTTCAGCCCTGAAGAAATCAACACAATAAAGATTTTAGTAGTTTTCCTAGTCCTTTGGAGCTTTTGGAAAGCTTATGAACATCTTAAAAATTGAAAGCATGGCAGCAGCAAAAGGAAATAAATATGCAGTAGGGGCAAACAATGGTAGACCCCCAAAATATAAAACACTCAGACAATTAACAGTCAGATGTGATGAATATTTTAAACACATTGAAGGGGAAAGCCACCAAGAAAAACAAACAATTAAAGACCCTAAAACGAATGCACAAAAAGAGATTGATATTGAAGTTTGGGACAGACAACCAGAACCCCCTACTATCACAGGGTTAACCCTTTTTTTAGGTTTTGCTGATAAATCAAGCCTTTACGACTATAGAGATAAGCAAGTTTTTTCCCACCCTATAAAAAGAGCAATCACATTAATTGAGCATCACCACGAAAAAGGATTAGCTAACAAAAATTCAACAGGTCACATCTTTGCTTTGAAAAATAGAGGTTGGAGCGACAAAATAGAGGTTGAATCAACCACACAAAGCACAGTAAACATCACCCACCAGGAGGACATTATAACAACGCCTGAAGATGAAATAAGCGACACTTTAGAATAATGAAATGATTCACAATAAGACAAAAGTAGTATATTCAACCCTGAGAGGCTTAGGCAAAGGCTATGATATTATTGCCCAACAGGGGGGGACCTATTCAGGCAAAACTTTTGGCGTATTGGTTGCCCTTGCTTTGTTTATGCGAAGGACTAAACAAACATTAAAACTAAGGGTAATTGGTCAAACCAGAGAGCATTTGCAGGATGGTGCTTATGAAGATTTTGTAAACATAATAGAAGAGATTGGGGGCGTTAAAAAACACCAAGAACAAGCAAAAAAATTCTGGATTGGCAATTGTACAATCAAATTCCTGTCAGTCGATAAGATAGGAAAAGCCAAAGGACCTAAATTTGATATAACCTTTATTAATGAATGCAATTATTTAGCCTACCCTATTGCTAGGCAATTAATGCTTAGAACAAACATCTGCACAATTTTAGACTGGAATCCAGTTGGCCACTTTTGGTATCATAATAAAATAATCTTAGACACTCAAAAGAAAATATTATACAAGCGTTCTACCTACAAAGACAATCCAGCAGTACCAGAAAAAGTTGCTAGAGATATTGAAAGTTTAAAGATTACAGACCCCCAATTATACAGGGTCTATGCTTTAGGTTTAACAGGTACAATAAAAGGCTTAGTGTTTACAAAAATTGCCTATGTTGACAATTTCCCACCACATTGCAAAAAGCTTGGATATGGTTTAGATTTTGGTTTCACTAATGACCCTACTTGCTTAGTCAAAATTGGCGAACTACACGGGGAATTGTACATGCAGGAGCTTATCTATCAAACAGGGCTTACAAATCCTGAAATAGTCAAAGAAATGAAAGCCCTTGGAGTGCCAAAAATGGCAGAAATTTGGGCAGACCAGGCAGAACCAAAAAGCATAAAAGAAATTAATAACCTAGGTTACAGAAGATGCAAGGGGGCAAAAAAAGGTAAAGATTCAGTCAATCATGGAATCCAACTTTTGCAGCAATATAAAAAGAACATTGTTAATCCTTCCCTCAACGCCAAAAAAGAGGCAAGCAATTATAAATGGAAAGAAAATAAAGACGGTGAAGCCCTCAACATTCCAGTTGACAAATTTAATCACTTTTGGGATGCTTCCAGATACTACGGAATTATGAAATTGAAGTTAAGATGGAAACGTAGTGGCATTTCTAGTGGTAACGCACCTTATTAAACTACCTACCTACCCTAAATAGGGTAATTTTGAAGCGATAACAGAAGGGTTGACCGTAAAGGAATTACTTGCAGCAATCGAATTAATAAGACAGTTAAAGCTATAAGCTTATAAATAAAACTTAGCCCAAAAAGCCTTACTTAAATTAATAAGTAAGGCTTTTTCATGCCCACCCTACCATTTTTTGTATCAAATTTGCATTATTAAACACAATACATTAGTTTTGTAGTATCAAAATGCAACAATGTTGCATTAAAACATTAAAAAACTTACCTTCAAGCGCCAAAGAGGGAGCTAAAAACATCAAAAAATGTTATTTTCTCTTTTATGCGGATGTACAACTGGCGCTGCAATTCCTTCCTTAACGGCTACCACTACCAGACAGAATTTTGGCGAAGTGGTAAAAGTCATTTTTCAAAGACGATTAGATGGGGCAACTCTAAATGAATTTGTGATAGGTACAACAGACCCCAAATTAAAGGGCAGTTGGACTACCCTAAAAGCTGCTAGTGATGGTACAAAAGCGATCTTTTCACCTTATACAGAAGGCTATGAGGGAGCAGCAGGTAGTGCAATCAAATTTGGTGGCACAGGGCAAACAACAGGAGGCATACAAAGAGTTGTAGGCAAAGAACCTACACAAGTAAAAGGAACTTTCTTTGGAGCTTGGCAATCAACTATTCGTGAATTAGATGGAATTAGTTGTGAAGATCTTACGGTTTTTCTAGTAAATGAATGTGGACATATTGCAGGGGTTTCAGATGACCCAACCAACCCAACGACTTTCAAGGGCTTTCCTATTGCAATTCAATCTTTATTTATTGCTGACAAAACACACGGCAAACAGGCAGAAGATGATGCAAACGCCTTTGAATGGACTTTTAAACCAAACTGGTCTAAATATTTTACGGTTTTAGCGCCAACGGATTTCAACCCTGTTGATGATGCTGACCTGAACACAATCGCATAATTATGACTAAGGTTTTATTATATCATCCAGCTATTGCAGCAGATGGCAAAGAGTTTGACCGCAACCATGCTGACAGACTTTTAGCTATGACTGACAACGGTGGATGGTACGAAAAGGAAAAAACAGAAAATCCAGACAATGTCACTAACGGTCCAGCAAATACAGGAAAGACTAAAAGAGCCAAAGCACCAAAGGGTGCTAAAGGCCGCAATTAGTCACGAAAGGAAAGTTAGGTTTCATACCCAAACGACCCTTACAATGCACGACCAAACGGTTTCAGCAAACCCTTTTCTGGATTGGGTAAAGAAGCTAATTCCTTTTGATAAATTTCAGCTTTTCCTTTCCATGTTTAAGTTACCAGTCGAAACGGTAACGCTAACAGGGGAGATATTTGACGTACTTGACAAAATTTTTGATGGTCAGGATTCAGCAGATAATCTGCAATTTGCCAGCAGGGAACTTTTAGAAGATGCAAACAACCATTTAGAGCAGACCGAATTTAAAAAAGATTGGCGTAAAAGGTCAATGAATGCTTTTAAGACTAGGTTCAATTCTATAATGATTGTTGACCTACCAACAGAGCAAACGACCGAAAGACCAGAACCCTATTATTATTTTTTACCCCTTGAAAGAGTGATTGATTTTGAGTCAAAAGGGGAATCAATAAACTGGTTAATTTTTGATATTAACGAAAGCACATTAGCTGTTTTAGATAATACAAGCTACAGGATTTTTCAAAAAGTTGAAAAGTCTAAAGATGAAATAAGCCAGATACCAATTTCAGACAATGCACATAATTTAGGTTATTGCCCTGCTAATTGGTTTTTGTCCGACCCCGTAAATAGTTCAGCGCCGCAGATTAAAAAAAGCGTATTGACTGACTATTTAGCGAGCCTTGACAAATATTTATTTTTCCTTATTTCTAAGCATGTTTTTGACATGTACGCCCCTTACCCTCTTATATGGGTATTTGATGAAGATTGTGATTATTCAAGACAGATTGAAAGGGGAGAAGGTCTAGCAGAATGTAAAAAGGGATTTTTGGTAAATGAATCAAATATTAGTTTACTTGATTCTGGAGGCTACCCTCAACAATGCCCACTATGTCAAAAAAGACGATTGACAGGCGCAGGGGGTATTATAAAAGTGCCAACCCCTGAACAAGCAGACGGGGCAAATTTACGGCAACCAATGGGGATAGTTGAGATGGGAACAAATCAACTAAATTACACGGTTGAAGAGTGCGAAAGAAGAAAAGTAGCAATTTTTGAGGGAGTGACAGGAAACATCTTAGACACTTCAAAAGAGGCTATTAACGAAAAACAAGTGATGTCACTTTTTGAAAGCAGAAAGGCAGTATTATTGAAAGTTAAGGGCAGCTTTGAACGCTCCGAAAAATGGCTATTAAACACTATTTTCAAATTAAGGTATGACAGCCTATTTATTGATTGTAGTGTAAATTATGGCAGCGAGTTCTTTTTATATGATGCATCTACCCTCTTAGGGTTCTATGAATCTGCCAGAGCAGCCCAATTGGACAGCATCACATTAGACTTTTTACAAGAGCAATACTTTGCAACCAGGTACAAGAACAACAGGGAACAATTTGCAAGGGTTCAAATCATATTAAACTTAGACCCCTTTAGACATTTGAGCGCCTCACAGGTGCAAATCATGTACGAAAAAGGTCACATTGAATACAGCGATTATATTTTAAAAGTCAACTTTTCTAGCTTATTACAAAAATTTGAAAGAGAAAATATACTAGTAACTGAATTTGGAAAAGATTTGATTTTCAATAAACGGATTGAAATAATTAAAACAAGCTTAGAAAGCTACATTATTAAACCAGCCCTAGAAATAGAGAGGGCGCAATCAATTTCAAATGGCATCCACAACACCACCAACTAAGAAAACGACTACAGCGAAATATGAAGTTTTGAAAGGTGAAGAGAAAACAGTAGTTGCAATTGTCGAAAGAAGAGAACGTGACCCCGACACGGGCGAAAAGATTTCAAAACCTTTCACCTACAAGGCAGATAGTCGAATGTGGTCAATTTTCCTGAAAAATAGAGCTAGTCAGGGTTTGAAAGTTAACCAAATTTTGCACCTGCCAAAAGGAGCAAAAAACATGCAGCCAGATCCAGACAAAGGGTGGTCCACGATTAAGTAATAATAAATCATTTTTTTATAACACATAAATTAAGCGTAAAGTTTATGGCATTAACAGCAGAAGTCTTAAAACAACAGGAAGTCTTAAAGAGCCTAACAGATGACCAATTAACAGCAATTTCCAACCTTTCCAAAAACGATGAAACAACCGTGATAGGAAAAGAGATGGGAACAATTCTAGGAAGTATTGATTCAGTCATTTTAGAACTGACTGGAAAAAATAAACCACACGGCATGAAAACCAGCGATTTTGTGAAAACAGAATTAAGCAGTTTAAAAGCAGCAGGAAACAGCAGCGAACTAATAACGAAATTAAACAGACTACAGCAGGAAAAAGCAGACTTAGAAAACCAAATAGCAAACGGTTCATTAGATACAGCATTAAAGGGGAAAGTTTCAAGTTTAGAACAACAGTTACTAGATAGAACTACCTCTATCGAGCAGTTACAAACGAAGCTGAACAGCGAAAAAGAAAAGTACCAAAGCGATTTAGAGGGCTTGAAATGGCAAGCAGAATTTGGACAAGCCTTAAACGGCTTCGCTTATAAGTCAGAAGATATTATCCCAAAGGCTTTGAGAGATTCGCACCTGTTGAGCGTAAAACAGGCAGTAAAAGGAAGGGTGAAAATGGATTTTGTTGACCAAGGTGGAGTAAAGAAAACAGTTTACCGCAATGAAGATGGGATTTTGATAACATCACCAAACGACCCAAGCCAGCCAGCTAGTTTGCTGGAAATTATGACCCCAGACATAGCGCCAATCATGGCAACAGGCCACACGGCAGCAGGAGCAGGAACACAAGCAGCAGGAGCAGGAAAAGGGGCAGCAGGTAGTATAAGCATTTCAGGGGCAAAAACGAAAGTAGAAGCCACCGCAATGATTGAAAAGCAATTAGCTACCCAAGGAATTGCCAGAAATACAGCCGAATATCAAACAAAATTAAAGGAAGCTTATAGTCAAAATGATATAGCTGCCTTACCATTAATATAATATAATATAATACACCGCAACAAGTGCCAAAGTTGCCAACATTTTTTAACCTAAAAATTCATTATTATGAGTTTAGTAGCAACTTTGGCGCTTGAATTTAGAGAAAAATCCCCTAGATTTGATAGTGCTGAATTAAGAGTAACCAGCGCAGGGGTTCACAATGCCTTTATGAGGCAAACCCAAGGGGCGCAGTCTTTTATCACCCCCCAATTAGCGCAACGTGCTTTTTCAAGTGCTGGAAATACCTTAAAAATACCTGTTATCAATTACAAAGATGTGACTGTAAGAAGTACACGCCCTTTAACAATTGCAGCAGATGAAAATACAAGTGCATTCTATACCGTAGTGTTTACCACTTTGGCTTATGGATTTGCAATGTATCCTGCCCAACATTACAACAATGATGTTGACATGCAGTTAGATTTTGATAAGAAGTACCAGGCAATGATTGTCAAAATGAAAACCACTTTAGAGGGTTTGGCAGTTACGGCATTAGATGCTGCAAAAACGCAAGTAATTGGAGAGGTGACGGGAGATAATAATACCTTTGCTTCAAATGTAGTAAGTGAAACGACAATAGCAGACCTGAAAAGTGCCTACATTGTACACGACCTTGACCCTATGATGCAATCAAATGATTTTGATTTGTTCGGAGGTGATATTGTCGGAAATCAAGGCTTGAAAGCGATTACTAACCGAATGGAAGGATTTGGGGAATACAACCAGGAGAACAAAACGCTGCCTTTTGCAGATAAGTTTTTCGGTTTTTCAAATAGCATTTCTAATGCTGCTTTGAAATCTGCAACAGGTTATGCAATCACAGATGGTACTTTAGGTATGTTGACCAGAGTTGAACCAGACGCAATTATGGGAACTAAATTAGGTACTTCGCATGAGTGGGGAACTGTTGAAATCCCATTATTGGGTATCAATTCAGGTTATTATTCCTATGAGGCAGCAGTCGATGCAAGTAGTGTAGCAGGAGGCGCAACCGCCCACCTAACCAGAACAGGTGCAAGATTTGTTGATTTTGCTTTTGATGTGGCTTATGTTGTTAAGTATAATTCCGACCGTTCTACGATTCCTTCAGGGATTATTAAGTTTGATGTACAGACGGCCTAATTAGATTAGATTTAATCAGACTAATCCATAAATCAATAAAGGGGGTCTTTCGGTGCTGTTAGCCCCCTTTGTTTTATCTTTTCTTATGTTCAATGTTTCAACTATTAAGGCAGGTCTTTTGGGTTTAGTTGGCTATCGTCAAAACTATGACCCAAGCGGTACACAATTACAAGCAATGACCACCAGCGAAAGCGGTCTATTTGTGAATGATGCCAGCGCCTTATTGACGTTTCAGAACATGTTGAGCGCAGCACCTCAATTTGATTTGGTGACTGTTCCAGCATGGAACAATGCAACAGCGTACACAATTGGGCAAATAGTGAAAGTTAGTAGTATAGACTATATTTGTATTGCTGCCAACACTAACCAAACGCCACCAGACGCAACCTACTGGAAAATTTATTACCCTTTTACCAATTGGCTACAAGAAAGAACAGAACAGGGAATTATAAGCCTGTTAAATAAGTGGGCAGAACTGAAGGTAAAAAGAAAGACAGCAAAAAATCTACTTTCCAGAAGTCAATTATTTGAACGCACAGGAAATTTTGTGGACCTAGTAGACGTGAGAGATTACAGGGTAGGCTTTGAAATTATACCCTATAAGAGCAGGGGGGTAATTCAAAGGATTACTAAGATAGGTTTGCAATTTACACAAAATCAGACTATTCCAATCAAGCTTTTTCAATCTGGACAAAAAACAGAAATACACACCTTCAACTTTGTTTACACGGGTGCAGGTTCGGTGCAATGGTTTGACCTTGCTAGCTTGGACGTTGTTTGGAGCATGGCAGGGGGTAATTCTTATTATCTGGAATATGATTTGAATGTAATTACTGGCAATCCAATCAACGGGGTCTATGACTATTCATTAAGCTATGAAAATAGCGGTTTCGGTCGATTGGGTTTGTTTACTTTTAATAAATTTTTTGGGGTTCATGGCTTCCAGACTACTGAGGCTTTGACCACGTTGGGGGACCTCACAAAAAACGCCTACAACTATTCTACTAACTACGGTATCAATTTACAGTTTGATGTCAGGGCAGATTATACAGACTTTATTTTAGAGCAAAAGAGCCTATTTGCTACTGCTATTCAAAAGCAAATTGCAGTCAATTTAGTGAAACAATTGGCAGCGAATGCAGAAAGCAGAGTAAATAGGAATATCAATGTAGATTGGCAAAAAATGCAGTTTGAATTGTTCGGAGATACCCAAAGCACAGGAAAGCCAATGGGTTTAGTCCATGAGCTTAATAGTGCTATAGATGCCATACAATTTGACACCAGCAACATTGACAGGATATTGTTACCCTCTAAGCGAACAGGGGTTAATTATAGTGTAGTATAATGCCATTTTCTGCACACATACAAATATTAACAGACTTTGAAAAGGAAAAGGATAAACTTTTATTAGAGGCTGTCAGGGACTTTGAAAAAGAAATTATTCTATTCAACCAGGAGCAGTTGCAAGATGGGGAACTAAGCACAGGACAGGATATTACGCCACCCTATAGACCCTTTACAATAAGCGTAAAAAAAGGAAAAGGGCAGGTTTATGATAGGGTAACTTTATTAGATACAGGTGACTATTATAGTAAGTTTTTCCTAGTCTATTTCAAAGATAAATTTTCTATTGAATCTACAGACCGAAAAGCCCTATCATTAGAATTAAAATACAGTATTGATATTTTGGGATTGAATGACAAAAATTTACAGGGAACTATTGATTTAATCAAGCCAAATTTTATAGACAGATTCAGAAAAGCATTAAATGAATAATCCAGTACAACCAACTTTAGTCACCCCTACCCTATTTGATAAGGCTTTTAATGAAATTGGGGGCGTTCTAACAACTGAATTAAGTTGGTTGACTAATGCTTATAGACAAGCTGAAAAAATACCTATCCAGCGCAATAATAGGGCATCCTATGAACCCCATATATACGTAGGACGTCAAGACTACCCAAACGAATATTTGAACCTGTTGCCAGATGAATACTTAGAAAATCATTGTTTTTTTTTGGTAGATGACGGGGTAAATATAGCAGAGAGAAAAGGGCAATTAGGTGATTTTTTTGGTACTTATTCTTTGATATTTTGGTGGGATTACAGAACAGCCCACCCTACTGACCACCTGCAAAGGACAATTGAAAACGTAAAAAGAGATATTCTAGTTTTATTGGCAAAAACAGCTTTCAAAACCTGTTCAATTACTATCCAAAAAACTTATGTAGAAGCTAAGAATATTTATAAGGGGTTTGATATTCAAGACGCAAAGCAGCAATTCCTTATGCGTCCGTATGGTGGCCTTAGAATAGAAGGACAAATTAAAATTAAACAGAATTGTAATTAAAAATCAAAATCAAAATGTATGGAAAAGGTATTACAAATTATATTCCAATTATTACCCTTCTTAAATGGGTGGTTCAATAATCCTATCAAAAAAAAAGCCCGATTGGTTCGCAAGCTGAACAGGTGGGAGAAAAAGGGCAAAATAAGCAAAGAAGAGAAAATGGAACTTCTGAAAGAATTAGGGATAGAATTGACCCCAACAATCCAGACAGCAGCCCGAAACCTAGAATTGAGCAACCCACAATCAACAAATTATTCCTAGATAATCACAACAGACCAGCACTAAATAGACCCGAATTTTACCAAATCAGAGAACTAAAAGCAATTGTACTGCATTGGACAGCGAACCTAAACAAGGGCGCAAATGCAAAAGCAAACAGGGACTATTTCAATAGCACACAAAGGAAAGCCAGTGCGCACTTTATTGTAGATGAAAAAGAAGTAATACAATGTTTACCGCTTAATGAAGTGGCCTATCATTGTGGAGATAGAAACCACCGAATTTTAAAAAAGGACGTGAAAAAATATGGGTACACTAAATTTGGTTTTTCCCTTTTGGATGAAAAAAGATTAACCCCAAATTTCTATACTATAGGGGTTGAAATGTGTGTAAATAGTGATGGTGATTTCAAAGAAACTTTAAGGAGAACAGTAAAATTAATTCGATACCTTAAAAGCATTCATGGTAATGTTCCTTTAGTCCGACATTATGATATAACAGGCAAAAAATGCCCAAAGCATAAAGTACATGGAAAGTGGAAAATGATTGATAAGATTGATTGGAAATTACTTTTAGAATATTGTAAAATATAAAACTATGTTAGATAAACAGATAATTGATAAGGCAATCAAAAAGGCAGAATCAGAGCAGCGCAGCCACTTTAGAATATTGGAAGCACAAGAGAAGGAGATAGGGGAAATATCAAAGCAGATTAGAGTGCAAAAAAAACTGATTATAGCCGCAAAGGATAAGCTGACAGTTTTACAACTGAACAAAGAAATGAAAGCAGAACAATTGCAAGAAATGAAGATTCGAGAAGCCGAAATAAAAGGCAATAGAGGGGCTTTTTTAGAAATGCATAAAACTACTATTGTAGCATGATTACAGAAAAGTTCAATGGTCATAAAATAGTATTATTTGATTCTATTGAGAATCTACCTATTAACCGTTTCCAAGCGTTTCAGGTGGCTTTGTCGATTGATTCAGGTATTGGTGGTGATATGGAAAGTGTGGGCAGTCATATAACTATGCTAGGCAAATATATAACCAGCGATAAGAAAGAAGAGGCTTTACAGCAATTGGCCAACTTTCAACAATCCTTGATTTTTGTTATTAGCAACATCAACCCCAAACACAATGCCTTTGCCTGTTTGGTTCATTCGATTGATGGACAGGAAAGAACAGATATTAGTGAATCTGGCATCAAAGAAACTTTAGAAATATTAGCAAAGCAAAAATTCACAGCAGGAAAAATAGGGCAACTGCTTAATACTTTAAAAAAAAAATTATTGTCGGAATTATCTACCTGTTTTCCTTCCTTATCTGGAAAAGGAAAAGAGTTGGAATATTACAGCAAAATAAAGAGTAGGGTTATTTTCAGTTTAAGAAAAATCCAAGGGGTTCAGGTTGATGAAAAAATCGCTGCTATTGATGACTACTTATTGCGCCTTTTACGCCCTAAAAGTTTTGAAGGTACAAACGGTTTAGAGATAGCGCAAAAGAAACAATTTGAGACAATTTGCAGCCTTATATCTCAACACATGAATATAACAGAACCGCAAAAATTAACCGTGTTCGGTTTTTCCAGCAGGTTGGAAATTTTAAAGAAACAATTGAATAAAAAATAAATTTTGGCCAATCCAATTAAAAATAGTGACCTCTATAATGATGACGGTAGTTTAAAAAAGTTAATAGCTGATTTAGAAGCTGCAACGGCTGCTTATAAAAAAATGGTGGACACTATCAAAGGTGAAGCGGTGAAATTGGAAGTTAGCTTAAAGAACGTAAACAATACAACAGAAGAAGGAAGAAAAGAAACCGTAAAAGCAGCAAAGGCAACAGACGAAATGCAAAAGCAAGTTGATAAGTACAACAAAGCTATGCAGCAAAACGCAATTGATATTGAAGAAGCCAAAAGAGCAGTAAAAGAACTTAACAGGAACAATAGAGCGCAAGCCAGACTAAATGCTTCCTTAGAGGGCAGTTATGATGCCCTTTCTGCACAGTACACTATTAACAAACAGACATTAAATGCAATGTCAAAGGAAATGAGGGCAGCAGGTGGTGCAGGGGAAAAACTAGAAAAGCAGACTAAAGAGATTTATGAAGAAATGAAACGGCTGCAAGAAGCAACAGGAAAGCATACTTTGTCAGTTGGTGATTATGCCAAAGCAGTTAGGGGCTTGCCTGGTCCTTTGGGCAGGTGGGCAACCGAATTGACAGGCATAAAAGAGGGGCTAAATGGTGGAAAAGTGGCACTAAGGGCAATGATTAAGCAAACAGGCGTTTTTAAAGTGGCTTTAGCCGCAACAGGCATAGGTGCTGTTGTTCTTTTATTAGGGGCATTATACACCAACCTAACCAGAACACAAAAAGGGCTTGACGCTGTTAATCGGTTCACAGCAGGATTAAGTGCTGTTTTTGATGTGGTGATAGATAGGGTTGCCACATTTGGGGGCGCTATTGTCAAATTATTGAAAGGTGACTTTGAAGGAGCTTGGACAGATGCAAAGGCAAGCGTTTCAGGATTTGGTACTGAAGTAGTAACTGAATTTAACAAAGCCAGCCAGATAGAAGGGGTAATGCAGGGTATCAAAGAAGAAACACAAAAACTAGAGGTACAAACAGCACGTACAAGGGCAGAAATAAAAAAACTTAATCTAGTTGCTGAAGATACGACTAAAAGCACCAAAGAGCGCAGCAGGGCAGCAAAATTGGCGTTTGGATTGGAACAAAATATACAATCACAAAGAGAGGACCTTATAAAAAGAGAAATTAAGGCAATTAAAGAAAAGAACGCTTTAGGAGAAACCCTTTTTGAAGATGCCCAAGTTTTAGCCGACAAAGAAAAGGAATTATTTACCACTCAACAGGAATCTATTGAGATTCAAACGACCCTGCAAAACAAGCTTAATACCATTAATCAAGACGGCATAAACAAAGCCACAGCAGCAGCAGCAGCAGACAAAGAAAGGCAAAATTCTGTCAGGGCTTTAGCGGTGGAAATTGAGAACGCAAACGCAAAATTGGGGGGCGCTGCAACAGTTGCCAGATTAGAATTTGATAGGGCTATTAAGAAAATCCAAGAACTCAAAACAGAAGCAAAAGACTTAGGAACTGACCTGAATTTTGATAGCTTAGAATTGATTGAAGAAAGCAAATTAGTTAGGGCATTGGATGGTATTTTAGGAGATACAGGCACACTACAGCCTAAATTAAATGAACTAGGGAAAATTGCAGCATTGAACTTTAAAAGCGGCTTAGAGGGTGAGTTAAATCAATCATTACCAGAAGATTTAGGTCAAAATGCTATTGCGCAAGCAGAGAAAATGCAAAAAGACTTTGAGAAAAAATTATTTAAGTCGGATGTAAAAGAGGGTGGTATTTTTTCAGCTTTAGGATTTAAATTAGGTGTTGATGGTGATGAACAAAAAGTACTTTCTGATTCGCTAAAATTTGCGAGTGACCAATTAAACCAGTTTGCAGCACTAAGGAAGCGTGTAGCTGACCAAAACGTAAAAAATGCAGCAGATGAAGTAAGTAGCGCAGAATCAGCACTACAGGCAGAAATTGCCAGCAGAAATGCAGGGTTTGCACACAATGCAGAGACAGCAGCAAAGGAATTAGAGACAGCCAAAGCAAACCAGCGCAAGGCATTAAAAGACCAAGAAAAGGCACAAAAGCAGCAATTAGCTTTACAAACCATTCAACAGGCCTCAAACTTAATTACAGCAGTTTCTAAAATTTATGCAACCGTGGGTTTTCCCTTTTCCCTTATCGCTTCGGGCTTAATGATAGGCAGCTTTGTAGCCAGCAAAGTAAAAGCGTTCCAAGTTGCCCGTAAAAAAACTTTTGGCAAAGGTGGTTTAGAAACAATCGGAGGCGGCACACATGCAAGCGGTAACGATACCTATTTAGGTTTTGAAAGCGAAGGAAAACCAGCCTTTGCAGAAAGGGATGAAGCACACATGATAATTAATAATAAGCAAGCCCCAAAATACAAATCAATTCTGCCTTTGATTGCTAAGAGCCTGAATGAGGGTACTTTTGAAAATCATTTTCAATCCATCAATAAAGCTGCCAATGATATTCCTTTGTTTATAGAATATAAATCTGATAACTCAAAAATGGAAGGGTATTTGGCACAAATGGCAGCGAAAAAACAGGAGCAATATTTTAGGGATGGTTCAGGTAATTTGGTGCGAATTAGAGGCAATGTAAAAACAACTTATAGAGCATGATAAAAGAAACCGAAATAGCAGAAGAAATAAACACTAATATTTTCATAACAATTATTTAAGGGTTAAAACCCTAACAATAAGCTAAAAATATCAAAAAGTCAAATGTAAAAGACGAATAGACAGGAATTAAATAAAAAAAGCTGTCCGATACACGAACAGCTATAAATAATAAGTAGTCTAAAAAGTTAGATTATTGTGTTTTTGAAAAATTATATTTGTTTTGCTAAATCAAGGCTCAAATGGTTAAAGATTTGCTGATACTTGTGTCGCTTCCACTCCTCAATATTTTCATATTCTGGATGAGAAACAAAATGTTCGGACATTTCAAAAAGCATATTTAGGACATCATTGGCGTTAAAGTGCTTTCGGGTATTCTTTAGTTTTATCTTAGTCATGGTTAGGCGTTTTGAGCGTTAAGAGATTGGAAAACTTCAATTAGGACAGATTTAGGATAAGAACCTACTTCACCAAATCTAGGGTCAGGCACTTTGTCTATAGGAAAGCCTTTCTTCTTACAGATTGCAGAAGCTTTCCTTCCTAAATTAGCAGCCAACTTAATACCTACTTTGATGCCTTGCAAAGTGCCATATCCTGCCACGGTGAAATAATCGGGGCGCGTAGTGGTCTTGGCTTCCAATAAGGTTAATCGCTCTTTAATCTCAATTTGTGCCAATCGCATAGCAATAATTGGGTCTTGTGCCATCTTTAAAACAGCCTCATTCGATTTTTGAAGTTTGGCTTCGCATTGGATGAAGTATTGGCGAGCTTGTTGACCCTGTTTGTTGTTCTGGACCATGGACAATTCTTTTGCCATGGAGAGGGTAAGGGCGTAGAAATATTTCTTTCCACCGTTTTCCCTATTTTGGGAAAACGTCACAAAGTGCTGATTTTCAGTAAATTGATATTTTTCAATTAACCGTTTAATCCAAGTTATGAACTTTGTCTTAACTTCTAAAAAGGAATGTAATTCACGTGCAGATACGCACTTTTGGGAAGCTTTACCAATTTTTGTTTCCCGAATTGGTACGAGTTGATTTAATACTTCTTGCATTGGTTATTGTGCTTTTAAGTGAAAAAAGAAACTGCGGTCGTTGCACAATAACCATATAGGTACACGAGGTACTTTGCAAGTTAAGGTGTCAGTCTCAGTCGGGGTAATTAATCCCTTCCTCTCTGACTGCCGCAGTTATATCTTTGCTTGCAAAATCTTCATTATGGGCATAAAAAACCCATCCTATATAAAATTATTGTGCAATACAAAGATACAATACATATTATAAATAAAAGAATCTATAAATATTCAATAAAATACAATAATGACTCTTTTTAAAGAAAAAAGTGTTAAATTTCAGAAAAAAAATAAAATTTGAATAATTACACCTTCACATTGACTTATGACAGCGAATCAAAAGTTGTTAATCCTAGTATCATCAAAGCAGGTGTACATGCTAAAGGGGGGGCTTTTGTGACTGAAAGAGAGAATGAACAAAAATTTTATAGAACCAAATTAAACGGAAAATTAAGGTTTCAACGTGAAAGCTTCCATTTTATAAATAACGCCCCTTTTGAATCTGAATTTATTATTAATGTAACTGAAAATTCAATTGAAGTTTTCAACGGTGTTTTTTATAAAACGGACTGCGATTTTGACCAAGACAAAGCTACTTTAGTAGTACAGCCAAACCCTTCAGACAATTATAAAACGGTTTTAGAGT